GTTGCCGCCCGGCTAGGTGCCGGGCAACCCCTACCCTAATCAATCAGTAAGGGCAGGCCCACCGACATTCGATGCTGACGCTGTCGGGACGTACACTTCGTCTCAAGTGTCTCTTATCGATAGGCTCGGGAAATAAGTGTCCGAGTCTAACGCCGGAAAGCTTGCGCTCTGCGGTTAGGAAACACTTCATGAGAGCACCGTGACCCTGTAAAGGATCATGGTACTTATGAGACTCTTCAACGAATCCGTGAACTTGGAATCGTTGGTGTTCAGAGTCCCATCCCGAGACGGTAAACCGTTTGTCAACGGAATGCCATCCCAGGCATGGAGAAGACTCCTGCACGTGAGGAAGTTCTGTCCTAAGAACGGACTCGACCCACTCACGTACTCGTCTTGCAGTCACCCACCAACCACGCTGGTATAGCTGGTTGGCGAGTGAGACGTAGGAGACTAACTCAGAGGCTTGGTGCCTATTGCGTGGCGGCATAGTCCGAACGTAGACAGGTGTTACGTCTACGCCGGCATATGCATCCATACCGCAGGACTCTCGGAACCTTCCGGCTCCAAAAGTCTTAGCTCTGTTCACCTTGAGATCGAACAACTCAAGGTAAACCGCAATAGCCTCTACCTCATCCGCGGGGATAATGAGATCATCCCCGTAGACGTAGAGACTCCTTGAAACTTTGAAACAGTTCCTCGGAGTTATCGAGAGATTAGCCCTATGCAATCTGCACAAGACCATGATCGTGTAGAAGACCATAGCCTCGATAGGAAAGCACAAAGCCGACCCCATAGACGCGAACTTGCGTAGACGGATAGTTCTTCCGTCCGGCAAGGACGCACTGCGTGACCTGCACGAGAAGATGGCCCCCACAAATTCGGGGTACCATCTAAACATACGGGCCACCAGTTCGGCTGACACCCTATCACTAGCTTCGGACAAGTCCATAGTGGCAAACTTGCCATTTCTGGATGACTCCTGAGCTAGCATGCGATTGATCCCCTGATCACTAAAGTTCACGTGACCAGAGGAATACCTTCCACCCTCAATAATCTTCACTAAGAGGGGAAGAAGGGATTGCTGTGTGTATTGGTTACACACAGGCTCAACCGCAATAATACGGGGTGCCTTCTGAGTCTTAGGGACGATAGCAACCCTTACGGGTCGCTCGTCCCGGGGCATTACTAGCTCAAGTCGATCGCTGACAGCTCCTTCTCCGAGCCAGTCTGGGCTTGCAGCCCAAAACTGATCCGGTGGGAACCATCGATTGAGTCGACTGTGCCATCTCGAGAAATCATACTTGCGATTTGCAAGCAGTCTTTCTTGGGTAGCACCAGGTCCATGCTTCGGGGTGGCGATTGCCACGCTGGCGAAATCCAATCCGCCAGACAAAGCAGCTCCCCAAAGCACTCCACTACACTTCGCGAGATCGTCAAGTAAACTTGATCCCGTAAGGTGACAGCGGAGATAATCCCGAACCTTGCCCTCATCTTGAATTCCAGAGGAGCTTTCGCTTCCTTGGTCTTCACGAACAGGGTTATGGTCGCACAATCGCCTATCAATGCGACGTGCAAGGGATGAACCTGTGAGTTCGTGTTCAACTCGAAGATATCCATCGAGTGCCTTCCTTTCTCTGTTAGTTTTACAGGGTAGGTCGATTTTCTTGAACATGAGGCATAGCTGCCTCACGGCCAAGATACACTCGAGAGATGGCTCTTCGAGCAATCTCCCGAAAGGGTCAAACACCTGGTTGAGGAAACCTCGCAGGAATGCGGGGAGACCAGCCGTCTTCTTATAACCAATGAAGACGTCAGAACCAACCCAGCCTCGGTCAAGAGATTTTTCAAAATCCGAACCGAAGTTAGGTAGGGCAATCGTCAAGAATGATTGACCCTCATGTTTGATCCTCCTCTTCAGCGTTCTGCTGTCGAGGTGGGTGTCGGTAGAGCATCGTATGCTCATATCACTGAGCACACAATCTAGGAGCCACGTAAGGCTTTTCATCACTCCTCCAATTGATTGAGAGGTGGGTGAATCCATAGACTTGCGTGGGATCCTCATACGTAATTGTAGGGCGGCGGGCCTGCTTTTGGCCCGCCCACCCAACGGTTTTACCTCTTAGGGCTCTCGGTGAGAGCTTGCGGAGGCATACTAGGCTGTGCTTCCTCAATGGCACTTTCGTCGCCAATGAGCTGAAGAAGGATCGAAGTAACATCCTTTCCTTCGACAACATAGCCGATGAGAGCTCCGAACACCAGTATTACACTGATGATCAGAGTAAGGGGCTCCCTGACTAGGGAACCCCGTTTCTTCCATCGGCTAGGATTCACCGCCTAGGACCTTCAACACGTTTGTCGACGACAACCAGGCAACAAGGCCGGCCACGTCAAGGTCTAGCTCGGACGCCGAAAACCCCGCTACGGGGCGATCGATGACCAAGTAGGCCGAATGACTGACCTGCACATTTTGCGCTGGGATGAACGGATCAGAAGTGACTTTCACCCGATTGAGGCGAACGACACTCCGAATCCGTTTGCCAGTCTCTTGATGAGAGATTTCCAGGGAGTATTCTCCCACGTCTTCTTTATAGACGCTTTTGGACTTCTCTCGAGAGATAGCTGGCAACGTCTGAGCAACCGAGTCGACGGTCACCGTTTGAGGATCTGAAAACAAGTCATGAACTCCTAGAGTTAGGGTTTGTGGTTTCCTGGGGGAATCCCAGGTGCTAGTAGAACTGGGTTGTCATTCCCAGCGCCGCTAGTATTGAAGCCTGCTTTGTAGATAAATCTGCAGACTTCAAGCCAAATCCGAAGGGAGTGGCGGGTGCTCTGGCCTTAGTCTCAACAACGCGCGTAGACTTTGCGCTTATCAAGACGTTTTTGGGCTGGCCAGCATGTCCTCCGTACCTAAACGTTTCGTACGTTGCGGTTCGGAGGTAATGGTGCATAACACATGCACCATCCACCACGAGGTTCTCGGCTGCGTTCTCCGACATGTTGGAAATAAGATCCCCAACATTGGTGAACCAGTCGATAAGCCATGACCATGGCATAACCTCCCAGAGGAGTTGCGGAGTTAGGTCTAAGCCGTTAAGCTTTCGCCTCGCTCTTCGCTCCCACTGGGGTGTGGAGATATCAGGTATGTAATATTTGAATCTCCCCACAAACCAAATCCGGCCTTCCTTTTTATAGGTCGTCCGATAGGTTGGTATAGGTGCTCCGGTATAGATCTCGCTCCAAAGGACCGGGTAAGGGGAAACTCCCCAACTCGATCCCGTAAGAACGGTATCATCCGGATTATCTGCCAATACCGTCGCCGTTCTCTTAACCCAACGGTTATTGTCTCGCCTAAGTTGGGCGAGATGCTCGGCCATTCTCTCTTGGGCTTCTACCCATCGGAGAACGTCGCGCAAGAACGGAAACCACCCAAACTGCACGTTCAAGTATTCCTTCCCAAGGTTCCGATAATCCGACACATGGTCCTTTATGGCCTGTATCGGGCTACCGGATGTAGCCTTGAGAGGAACGAACGGCGGAGTGGGGACTCGGTTGAGTTCATAGAAAAACTGGCCAAGCCCAGCCGGTGACTTACCCGGCTTGGCTCTGTTGTAGCCAGTCGTTCCCCAACCATCCATCTGGTCAGATGTCGGATCAACTAGATTCGGTATCGTGACCGTATTATAGGTGGAGGTTGGATCAGTGTCCCAAGGTGGGGCAGTGGTTATGAACCCTCCTACGTAGGTACGAGTACCATGTCCGTAGAAGGTAAGCTGGCCTTCAGGAAATGAAGAAAATTCAAGTTTCCTGATGTACAGGGAGTTCACCTTTTTATAAGGTGGCCCTGGGCTCAGCCAATCAATACAAGTGGCATTCGTATCCTTACCTCTCGCGTTGAAATAGGTCCAAGAGGACCCACCGTCCCACTTGCGGCCAAAGGGACTAGATGTCCCGATGTCCAAGCGGTTACGGACGCGAGGGGTATTAGAATACATGGTCATCTCCCAGTTTCAGTGATTTGACTTGGCATCTCGCGATGCCGGGTTGATGCTCTGACGCACCAGGCACGCTCCGAACGGAG